ATTTTAAGTTTTTAAAGAAATGTTAAATCTTTTTCTAAATTCATTTTATAGTAAAAGAAATAACAATCAAATGGTAAATTACCACCTTTTTTTTCATTAGTTAGATGCGTAAATTTGGTTCTTTTATCAGGTATAATTAACTGCAAATACTTTTTAAAGGGTCTTTGGAAAAATTTATATTGAAACGTATGATTAGGGCATAATAGTATAAATGGTTTATCCAATTCTTTTAATCTTTTTAAAATATCCTTTATTTTGCTAAATGGCGGATTATCAATTATAATTTCCCCTTTATCATTTTCAAAAAAGTCTTCGTCTTCATGAATTATATTAAAGCCCATCTCTCTAAAATATTCTTTTTGCTTACCATCACAATAAAAAGGAGACCAGATCTGTTTATCCTTTGGTATATAGTCTTTAATCAATTCCCATGTTAATTTATTTGTAATGTAATTATCTGTTTCTTTATCATCATTAAAACTCATTTATACAAATACTTTATAAATAAAATATGTATATACTTTATAGATATGAGTGATAATGAAAAACCAGATATTTTTGAAGTCGATGAAGATGAAGGAAAGGTATTTATTCCTAAAAGCAAAAATAAAGCAAATAAAAATAAAAAGAAAGCCAAGACTGCAATGTCTGATGAGAGGAAAGCAGCTTTACTCGAACAGCTCGCACGTGGAAGAGCCACATCTGCTTTAAATAGAGCTAAAAAAGCAAAGGTGAAAAAGATCAAAAAACAAGATGAAATCACTGAACAAGATGAAATTATTTTGAAGGATTTAGAAAAAAAAAGAGATAAAAAAAGTAAACGAGAACTAGAACTTGAACTTGAAATAAAAGCATTAAAGGAAAGTAGTAAGGTTGTTAAAAAATCTGTTAAGAAACCTTTAGAACCTATTGAAGAGAGAACAGAAAGTAGTGATTCTGACGATGATTTTTTCAGCGGTACAGCGACCACAAACGCAATTAAAATGGAGATTGTCGAAAAGCCAGTTGCTAGCTCTGATGAAGATGACGAACAAATTGAAAAAAAGATCCAAAAATTGCAAGCAAGGAAAAAGAATAAAAAACCAAAAGCAGCACCAGAACCAAAAGCACCAGCACCAAAAGCAGCAGCACCAAAAGCACCTACGAGAAAGCCAAAGCCTTGGGAAATCTCTAATTTATGGTAAACAATTGCGCTTGTGGTCGCTGTACCACGATCTACTATTAATTTCTTCTCTCTTCGTTATCTTTTTAAAAGGTATTATAAATATTTTTCTGTATCTATCACATTGAAATCTTTATCTAAATAAAACTTGTCTTTCTCGTTTGAATAATTTACATAAAGCCAATCTCTTTTACCTTTTAAATTATCATCTAGCATTTTAAAGAACTGCTTTTTAGATGATAAATAATTATTGTCTGCTTCAAATAGCTCTCTTTCTTTCATGGATGAATTATAAAAAAAAATTGATGTTGCGTTGCTTCTCTGACCAGTTGATATCTGGGAGTACTTTTGCGAACTTATACAAATACTTATGAGATGCTTTCTGCCGTTCATAAAAACTCGATTAATTGCATTAAAAGTTCCAGATTTTAGCGATCCGTCAAAAGACATGTCATCTAGCACAATTAATGAATTAAGTTTTTTTTTATCTTTTACACCATCTTCAAGATTCTCTTCATATTCATCAACTAAAGAATCGTATAAAGCATTTAATACATCGTCATCATATTCAGTAAAAATATTATCAGATGGTATGTCTTTGCCATCTTCAGAAGCGATCACATTCATCTTATAATCATTTTTCATAGGACTAAATAGGAATATTCTCTCGCCCAAAAAGTCATTTTTATAAAAATTTGGTAATAGTAAAAGTCCGCCGATTAAACTTGTCTTTCCGAGTCCAGAGCGTCCGCAAAGGATCATTCTAAATGGTACATTATCAATAATATCTTTAGAAGTTGTATTTGAATCTGTCTTATCAATCATTTTGTAAAGCTTCAACTTTTTACTCATATTAATAATATAATATATTATAATATAATATAAAATGGACGATTATTCTCAATATTCTAACATGATGAGTCAAGTCAATGCTATTAATTCACAAGGCAGAGAAATAGTCAACGAAAAAAAAGAAGACCAACAAGAGAAAGTGAATGAATATAAAAAAACTTTAGAAATGACAACCGAAGGTATAGGCGGCGGGATTTTGCACGATGTTGGCATGAATCTTATTAAAAAGGGTTTTGCGTCGATTAAAAATAAAATGCCCGTTCCATTAGATGAACTTGAAAAGATGGTTTCTGATTATAAAGATGGTGGAGCTAAAAAAATGTTTGAAGGAATGACTAAAAGGGGATATTCAAAAGCAAAAACAAAATTATTTGGTGATGCTGAAGATGGTGAGGAAGGTGAGAATGCTGTTAAAAAAGTGTTTGGTAAAATATTTAAAAAAGCTAAAGCTCAAGCTCCGAGTACGATTGGTAATGCTGCCGATGCAATTGCTGGTGCTGGTGCTGGTGCTGGTGCTGGTGCTGGTGCTGATGCTGATGCTGGTGCTGGTGCTGATGCTGATCTTGCCGCCGCCAAAAAGGATTTTCTAGATGACCAATCAGAAAAAAATACCGACTTTAAATCAATAACAAATTCAAAAGATTTTACTGATGCTTCTAATTCACTGGATGATCGCATTAAAGCATTGCCAAAAGAAAACAGAGACAATATTAATGCTGAATTTGAAAAAAATGCAGCCGTAAAATCAAATGATGAGATTAACGCATTACCTAAGGGTAAAGAAAGATTAACAGAAAAGGTAGCCACAAATACCGAAAAACAAAATATTGTCTCAAAGGAAGAAGAGAAAGTATTTGACAAAGCGTCTAGTGATGTGACACGAACAGAGCCAAAGTATGATAATGTTTCATCACCATCGCAATATATAGAAGAAAATGATAGAATGAACAACAAACTTAATAATTTAGACGATGATGTAAAACAACAAATAAAAAATAAAGTTAAAGCTGATCCAGATATAAAAAGTGTGAAAGAAATTCAAGCCATAAAAGATCCAGAAACAAAATTAACAGAAGCAACAAAGAGAAGTAAGGCATTTAATGATGAAATTAATAAAATACCACCAGAAGAAGAAGAGCAAAGTATAGCAACCAGAGCAAAAACAACCTTATCACGGATTGGAGCGCCTTTAGAAGGTGAAGGCGGAGCGGGAGAAGACGCAGCCAAAACTGGAAAAGGGTTTTTTCAAAAACTTTTAAACGTCGGGAAATCAAAGGCAACATCTGCTGCAGATGATGTATTAGGAGATTTAGATGCTTCATCTTTACAAACACCAAAAAAACTATCGGGCAAAGTATTACAAGGATTAGGCAAAGATTTAGAAGGCGGAGAGGAAGGCGGCGGTTTTGGCAAGTATCTTGGCGGTATTGATAAAGTAGGACAAGCAGTCACTTTAGGTTCTCAATTATTTAAAAAAGGCGAGGATGGAAAACAAAGAGAGGATTTGTTAGGATCAACTGCTAAACAGACAATTCTTGATGATGTTAAGGACAGAGGAACTGATTTCGTATCTGAAAAATTAAACGAGGCGGTTGCTCCCGAATTAAAAACGGCGGCTTCATCAGTTCTTAAAGATGGAGTTGAAACTGATGTAAAGGCAACTGCTGAAAAAGCTGGTGAAAGATTAGTTGAAACTGATGCTGAACTCGGCGGACCCGAAGATCCGTTTGGAGATGTTATTTCTGGGATAGTTGGATTAGGCACACTTTTAGGAGGCATTTTTGGAGCAAAAAAAAAACACGCAGCGCCCGTGGCGGCTTATAATCCTATAAATCCGACTTTTCAATCTGGTGCATAAGAAGATTTCAAAAATCTTAAGCAAATTTTGTTTAAACTTTTTCTAAAAGTTTTTAAATATTTTTATATAATTGTAATATATAAAAATGGATCGTGTCATGAAAATATCGGCAAATCAAAGCGGGTCTTTATCAGCAACAAAAAATTTAGTAGATTTCGACATTAGCGAAGGCTTAACCTATGATCTCTCAAAATCTTACTTAGTGATTAATTCAAGCGTCGATAATACTGATGCTCACGCTACGGCTCAAACCCTAAATGATGCTGGCGGCGGAACTGGAACTGCGGCATACCCTCAATTCAGTGGCGGTGCGGGTGTTTATAATTCTTACGTTGGTCTGTTTGATGGAACAAATACTGCTTCACATTTTAAAAATAAACATCTTGTTAAAAATGTGAGTATGTATTCTCAAAAAGTTGGAATGGTTGAAGACATCAGAAATTCTAACGTACTTCAGTATAATCTTGATATGTTTAGAGATGACGTAGACACAAAAGTCAATGGAAGTTATAATCAAGTTTCGAGTATTTTTGGAGCTAATGCTGTTAATGGTATCCGAGCGTCACCTTACAGACGCTTTTCACCTTTAGGAACTGAGGCATCAGATGATCTTAACCGAGAGATTCGTGTCGGTCTTTCTGAAGTTATGAACTCATGTAATAATATTTGGGATGGGACGAAATACGGAAATACTAGAGTCCATGCGGAACTTTCGCTCGGGGCTTTGCGTGTTGAGGAATCTTTAGGGGCTGCAGATCAAATCTGGGCAGCAAATGATGGCGATCGTCAGCAAGGGCAAGGTGCAGTCGCTAGAAATAAGATTTTGAGAAACACTATTGGCGGAGAATTGACTACTTTGACCACTTTCAGAAAATATACTAATCCAAAAGAAGATTCCCCGTTTTACGTCGGACAAAAAATCACGGCAACGGGTTCAATCACTAGCGGAGCTAATATTACTGGCTTTGTCCGTCAAATTGTTGAAATTGAACATGTAGTAACAGGTGCTAATGAGGGAAGATTGATTTTAACATTTGATCGAGCGTGGCAGAATGGTACAATTCCTAATGACGCAACAATCACAATCAAAGGCTGTGATTCAGCGACAAAAACGATCAACCTTGACTCTGCTGAACTGGTTTTATATGTAACAGATAAAGTAGCACCAGATCAAATTGCATTTACCACTTATAAAACGGAAGAAGACAGCACATCAGGTGCAACTTATAATCATCAATATTATTTAGAGTCTGATGTTCAAAATATATTCTGGGGATCAAGAACAATAGGTCAGCTTGGGTTTAGGCAGACAATTAATACTTATAGAATCCGTGAAGGCGGTCAAGATAAAACAGACAGAGATGTAACACATGGCTCAAGTCTCCATCTGTCTAGACTTTCCCGATCATTTGCAAACTCAAATATGCGAATTAAAAATCTTTCTGCTGCGATTATGAATAACGGCGTACGAGTAGTAAAGCTGCTATCAAATGCTGGTCAAACTATGGACTTGCCAGTTTTCATGATCGGGGAAACTTGCGAAGTTACAGAAATGCCGAAACTTTTGGATGTCAATATTGTTGGTAGCGCAGCAGGATTTAGTTTAATTACCCTATTTAAGCAAATGGTAAAAATTATGTAAGATTTTAAAAATCTTAAGCAAAATTTTGTCTTACTTTTTTAAAAGTATTTTAAATCTTATTATTTTTATATTTTCCTATTATATAAAAATGAATGGAATAGTTTATCATAGTGTAGATCCGAGCAACTCAAAGACAACATATGCAGAAGGAGATACAATTGATTTTATTTTAGCAAATGATGCTTCTAGAGACATGCTTCTAAATTCAAGGTATGGTGTTCGGATTGAGGGTAAAATTCGAGTTAATTCAGCAACCACAACTAGGCAGAAAGAGGCTGAACTAAACTTTTTTGATAATCTTGTAGGTATTCACGGAGTTGTTGAACAAGTTGCGACCGAATTTCAGAATGTCGGGCAAGTTGAGTTGATTAATGAATACGCAAGAATGCACAAAGCAGAACAAGCCGCAACCAAATCTTTAGATGATATGAACAATGCGAGCCAACAAGTAGAATTGAAATCTTGTAACACAGAGGCATCTCGTCAATATTGTAAAGGATATTACACAACAGGTGTAGATAACTCTACCATTGGAATTGCGGATGGTACAGACGTACTAATTAGAGATATGGATTTCAGTTTCAAGCCGTCTTTTTGTTTGAACCACTCCAGCGCCAATGCTCCGTTTAGCAAAACTGGGTATGTTAAAATCTCTATTAATCTAAGCCGAGATACCAATTTCTTTGCGGGTTTAGATCAAACGTCGAGTACAAACTATCAATTAACCGATGTTAGATGCTGCTATTACTCTGTGCCAGCAAATCCAGATCCGCCGCAGGCATTTATGCGACGAATGCTCAACATCAAAACATCTCTCAATTCTCAACATGCAAATTTGTCGGCACGTGTTCCAGCAGTCTGTTCTGCGATGTTTGCTAATTTCCAGCCGAGTGCGAATGAAAACCAAATTGTAACTAACAATAACCAGCTTCATAGTTTACCGCAATTGAATTATATTCAGTTTGCTTTTGCAGATTCTACATCGTCATACATTAACTATAAGCTAGATGATCGGGGCGACCAACTTCATAAATTTCTTGAAGCTATGGGATCTGTTTCATCTGGTCATAACAACGTTTCGGCTGAAAAATGGAAAGCTAACAATACCTTTGGGCTCGGTTTGGATTTTTCGCAATCAGTTGATTTGTCTTCATCTAAATTTAACCTTGAACTTGATAGCAATTTTGATTTTAGCACAAATCCATATGTAGCATACCTTTACTTTAAATCTGAGGTTAGTTTGTAAAAAACTTTTAAATATTTTTATATATTCAATATATAGAAATGTCTTTGTATAGCAACGGAAGTATTAAATCGGTAATTGTTGATCCTAGTAACTATAGAGCAAACGCCAGAGCAGAATTCAGATTAGACGGCGATCGACTTTATAAGTCAGATCTGAAGCTTGCAAACATGGGGCTGTCTGTAGCAAGTGCAGCGGCGAGTCCAGTGAATAATAAACTTGCTGGAATGGGAGCAATGATTAAATCTATTAGACTCTTAGATGGCAAAACAGAACTTGACTCTTGTCAAGAATGTCACAGATACTATGGCTTTCAGCAGTTGCTTGATGAAAATTCGGGCAATGAATCTATGAATAGATATTTAGTAAATAACTCACAAGGGTTGCGAACATCAGAGGGTGATAAAAAGCTTGTGAATTTGAAACCACCCGTCAAACTTGCGACCGATCCAACAGCCACTCCACAGGGAATTATTGACGTGAGAGACTGCTTGCCATTGCTTAGATCTTTGGATTTGCTAGACACCACAAGCACCTTTAAAAATCTTCGTCTTCATGTGGAGTATGAAACAGACGCAACATTGCTTGCTTCAGATGTGTCGTCCGCTCTAACAACACTAGAACCAATTTTGCTGTGTGATGTGATTGAAGATCCAATGATTATTTCCAGTATGCAAAAGCAGATGCCGTCAGCAGTCCAATGGAACGCAATCGAACATGACGTTTTTAACGTTCCAGCCGCATCGGCAGACGGCACAGCAGTAGTCGCAAAAGTACAACCAGTAAGCAAAAAGGTTAGGGGTTTTGATAATAAACGGGTAGGTAGGATTCTTGCAGTAAAAACATACTCAGTAGGATCTAAGGCGGTCACAGGAAACGCCGTGAATGATGTCGGAAACCTAGGTAGTATAGCATGTTACGACGAGGTTTTTAATGTAAGAGTGAACGGGAAAAATATTCTGGCTCGAAAAGGAAACGATAAAGCACCAAACCAGCGCATGGCAATGGTTGTGGATGCCTACGGCGATATGGCTTCATATTTTGGTTCTAACCTTGTGAGTATCGCAGGGCAGGCTGATCTGGTTACGGATGGCGCTTTTAAGGTCGGACGGCTCGATTACTTCGGCATCGTTATAAACGAGGATGTTCAAGATCTCCAGTTTAGTTATGATAGAACTACCATTGTCACCGCAAATACAACCGCCTTTATGAAACAGATTAAAGCAAATGCGGCTTTAGACATTCATCTTTATGCAGAAGTTGCAAAAACTTTGACTATGGGTCCAAATGGTTATCGTGTTGCTTACGTATAAATGGAAAAACGAATTTAAAGAAAATTTAATCTTATATATTAAATGGTTGATTATCAAAATGCTAAAATATATAAGATTACTAACTCCGAAATGCCCGAGAAGGTTTATTATGGATCAACATGTAATACTTTTAAAAAACGCTTCAAACAGCACTGGAGCAAGTATAATAAGACCAATTCAAAAGAATTATTCGAATTTGGAACGCCGATAATTACATTAGTTGAAGCATATCCATGCTACACAAAATTTGAATTGAATACACGGGAACGCTTTTATATTGAAAATAATAAGTGTATTAATAAGGTTATTCCAACTAGAACGATCAAGGAATATAAAGAAGATAATAAAGAAAAGATTAACGCGTATAGAATCAAATACAATGAGGACAATAAAGAAAAGATTAAATTATATCAGCACCTATACAATAAGGATAACCGCGAACGGATTTTGGAAAAAAAGCGGGAATATTATATCACAAATGGTATATCTATTAAATTGCAAAAAAATGAAAAGAATGTTTGCGAGTGTGGCGGTTTATTCACAAATACAAATAAGTCATGCCATGTGAAAACTTATAAACATATTGGCTACATCGAAGCTAAAGATAATCTAAAATATTGCGAAGAATGCAAACAATATGTTAAATCTAAAAAGGAAAGTCAAAAATGGAACAACGGAGTATGCGATTCGTGTTTTGAAAAAGAGGTTTAATTTTATTTATTTATTAGGTTTTTATTTCTTTATAACCTAAATCTTTTAGCGTGCTATTCATATTATTAGGCAGTCTTTTTT